CATGCGGTAGTAAATCTGTTTCTTGTCAAAAATACCTAAGTCATTGATTTTCTCGACGGCCCAAAAATGGGTTGTCGAGAATTCCTCAGAACATCTCAAACATTTAATAGCCCTAATCACATGCTGATGGCGTTTACCAAATGCCCTGGCAATCTGGAAGGTGTCAGTTACCGGTTGACCTTCTGCTGCGGTAACTAACTGGCGAAAGTCGAAGTCATGATTCGCAATTAATTCATTCATGGCGTTGCCTGCTTCTTTGAAATGAACCTTTGCCGCATAGGAAACCAGCCCACCGAGGCTCGCCAGCACTAACTGGTATCCTCAAAGGCCCATTCCAAAGGGTCAGGTTCGGTGTTTATTGTGCGCTGCGGTGCGCGGTGAAATACCGGTACAAAAATGCCCCGCATCTGCGAGGCATTTTCCTGAAAGTCACTTGTTAAATTTCAGTGAAATTAAAATTATTTTAAGCACTGCGTCCTGATGTATTCCTGCAGGTAGTTAACCTGCGCGGTTATCTTGTCGATTCCACCTCGGAGACGGTAATAATTGAGTTCAGCATCTGCTGTAAGTCCTGGGCTTTCTCCATCGCCCATGCTGCTGGCTCCGGTCGTTGACTTTGCACAGGTGGCGGAGACTTGCAGGCGCTTACGCCCAGCAGAAACATCAGCACGGAGACTTTCGATAGTCGCATTAGCATCAGCAAGCTCCTTTGTGTATCTGGCGTCAAGTTCTGCTACATCACGTTGCCGCTTCTGCATATCAGCGATGATGGATGTGGCTTTATCGCGCTGCTCTTTGTAGGCGATGGCGTTATCACGGTAATGATTAACAGCCCATGACAGGCAGGCGATAATGCAGATAACCAGAGCGGAGATAATAACGGTTACCCTGCTCATTGTTGCCCCCACAAACAGACTTCACGCTCAATCTCGCGGCGAGTCATCAGCCCTTTCCATTGCTTACCGCCAGCGTATGTCCAGCGCCGTAGCTGATCACATGCGCTTTTGATATCGCCCTGGTTTATTTTGCGAAGAAGCGTCGATGTTCTGAAATTGCCAGCGCCCACGTTGTAAACGAACGAGTAAAGAGCGCCGCGCGTTGTTTCCGGTATATCGACGTTGATGTACGGGTTAATTTGTCTGGCGACCGTGGCAAGGTCTTTATTCAGGAGGGCTTTGCATTCTGCTTCGGTATACGTTTTACCGGGCATGATGTCTTTTCCGGTGTGTCCGTGACATACAGTCCATACGCCAACGATATCTTTGTATGGTATGTAGCTGACACCTTCCAGACCATCGTTACCACCTGGACCAGTGATGAGCACAGACGCTATGGCAACAGCCCCACCACCAATAGCAGCTGCAACAGCCTTGCGTAATGACGGCGACATTATTCACCTCTCGCAGCCTTACGCTTATCTTCTTTAATCTTGAAATAAAGATTTGTCAGATACGTCAGCAGGCCAAACAGCAGACTTCCCAGCACACCTATTGCCACCCACTGGGACGGAGAGACTTTGTCCAGCAGCTGCAGTAACCAGTATCCCGTCCCCACCGCTGACGTGGTGTATGACACACCTGTTGTGATTTTTTCCATCTGATGTATGTCTCCGTCACCGCCGACAGAAAATGAAAGTAAAGAAAAACAAAAAAGCCGCCAGTGTCACCCACTGACGGCCAACGCCGGGAGCCGTGATTATGGCATTCAGGCTCTGCTAAAAATGCCAGATAACATTCCGGCCTCCCCTGATTCAGGTTATAAATGACACAATATCTTGACAACATCCGTCACTGTCTGTCAGAAAATGTACTGCCATATAGAAGCAACATGTGAAGTACATCTATCCTTTTGAGCCAGCACCTCTCCACCGAAAGTCAGTGCTGGCTGTTTTTTTCCTTAATAAGGCATCTGTAACTGAAACAATCCGCATATTGATAATATATTGACAGGCATCATTGCTGTCTGTGAAAAATAAGTCTCTACAAACATATAAGGCCTTTTAGCCAGCGTCTTCTTTTTCAGGTCAGTCGCTGGCTTTTTTTATTATGCTGCCGGTGCATTTATCTCCAGCATCAGACTTTCTATCTCAACGCCATACGCTGCATTTTTTGTAACATCCGTCAGCGTCAGCGCATTCAGTCCCAGTGTCAGACTGTCTTTTATAACCTGGAATGCCGGGCCAGCCACTCCATTCAGTTTCGGAGTAACCGTGGCACTGCCGGCGGTGAACACCAGCTCCAGCGTCTGCCAGTCGTTACCGTAATCGCCGAACTCCCCCAGCTTCGTGTTTCCGGCTTTCCTGTGATGCATCAGATTCACTCTGCCGTCAGTGGTCTGAGTGAAGTACGACATCAGGAACGGATTACCGGTACCCGTCATCGCCACACCATCAGGAACGGGAGCATCCGTATACAGATAAATCCCCAGCCCGAACTGATTGTTGGTCAGTGCGCCTGACAGGCGGAACTTACAGGTCAGTCTGCCGCCCTGTGTCAGCAGGGTAATTGCGTCATCCACCGGATGCGTCAGGGACCAGGTTTTATTGCTCTGCTTGGTGATCTTAAATACACCATCTGACAACTGAATTCCGCCATCCTTAATGCTCCAGCCCTGCGCAGCAGCCTCTCCGGCTGCCGGCAGCAGGGAGATTGTGCGAACGGACGTATCTGCAGACGGACCCGATGGCGTGTTGCCGCCGGGCGAGGGTTTGATTTCCGGTGCCTTACCACTGATGAAGGCTGAGGTGCGCCCGGCTGCGTTCAGAATAGCGGTTGCCAGACGATCCGGAATAATGCTCCTGCGCGCCCATGAACTGAAATGTGTCGGGCGGTTTGATGATACCTGGTTTCCATTCGTTCTCGATGCCGCACCGTAATATCCTGATGCCGGAATATCCGGATCTTCTGCCGGCGCGTTAGTGGCGGTATTGACGCCGTTACCATCTGTCATGAAGGGCACAAAATAAACGCCCTCACTCTCCCTGTTTTTATACCCGCCGTACACGGTGTCGTACTGGGTAGCGTATGTATTTTTCCAGTAATACGTCGTGTCACCACAAACCCACGGCACATCTGCAGCACTGCCACCATGGCACTGCGCGTTAAACACGGAGAGGTCAGCACGAAACTGTGTCAGCATGGCTGTAAACAGCGCAGGTTGCTGTGCGTGGGTGGCGGCGCTCATGTCAAACTCACCCTGCATCCAGCAGACGGCCAGCAGAACGTTTTTGGGATTTTTCTGCAATGCCGCTTTTGTGCGGGAAATCAGATCCTGATATAACGGCTTGCCCACCCCCCAGCGTGCCGAATCCTGACTGGCCCCCGTGGACTCGCTGAATGTCCCCTCCGCGCCCTGGGTAAATGCCGAACCACCACGACAGCATGGTACCAGCAGGATCCCCGCGTTATTCGGGATATACGGGAGCAGTTTTTTGGCAATATGTAAACCCTGACCGACACAGCCGTACTGCCCTTTGCTCAGGTCAGCCCTCGGATGATTCAGCGTACTCATATCCTGCACATCATGCAGACAGTGGTCAGCCGGAATAATATCGTTATATCTGCAGGCAGCCCCGCCCGGCGTCACTGTACTGCGGCGCGCCAGCTGTTTAATGCGCGGATCCGGAGCATCGTATGAATCCGGCAGCGGAAGCCCTTCACCGTAAGCCATGGCATTGGACTGCCCGGCCAGTACGATGACGTAGTACCAATCCGGCTCAGATGAAGGGCCGACCTGTGGCTCTCCTTCAATAGCCACCGCCTGCATCAGTGTGTACGGCGTAATGGCAACCGGTCCGCCGTATGGCTGCCAGCCCTCTTTCAGTTTGTGTGTCAGCTTTTCCGCAAGGTCTGACGGCGACGCCGCCCTGACAACATCGTAATGTTTAATCGACATCGAATTTCTCCCGTGTAGAGGAACAGTGTTAAAAAGCCGGAAGCGGAATCAAATCACAGGATGACCATCTGCCAGTGGCAGGTCATAAAAAAAAGGCTGCGCAATGCGCAGCCAGAACTCACAAGGAAAATGATAAAAGGAATAACACTAGTGATGTACGCATGGCGCCTCCCGCTAAGTTCTGCAATGATCAAACAGAACTCGCTACGTGCCCTTAAAACTCGATCATTTAGCCCCTCCAAGGAGGATTCACCATGCGGTTGATTTTTTAATAAACAGTAAACAAAAAAGTCAAGAATTATTCATTCTGTTCTTTCATCATCGGCCACAGCAATACCACAATGCCGCAGACCAGAGCGCCATCTGTCAGTACCAACATTATCCTGCTGGTGAAATCCATCATCACCATCACTAAAAGCAGGATCACAACAGCAAGCAGACACAGTTTATAAAACAATGTTCAGAAAACGCATTCAGCATGCCTAAGGTTCTATTCCTACGAATAGCCAACTTGCAACTTAAAATATTATTTATGCAGCCAATTAAATTCTGGTCCTTACAATATCAACCTGAAGATTCTTATCTTGTGCTGATTGATAAATGACAAACCTTTTACTACCTGCATTGAAAGAAGTAGACAAAACCAGACAATTATCATAACGAGCAAGAACATAATACCAACCATCATTATAATTAATCATTTCATATTCTTTCTTAAACTGTGGTTTGTAATATCCTGTCAGAAATGAAAAAAGCCAAAAATATGCCACAAAAGCAATCATCACAATCTCAAAAAAATGTTTTTTTATAAATGGCTTATCATAGAAGCATGATACCGATAAAAATCGCCCATAAGATCTTATCGAAATTGTAACCGCCAGCGCAATCGCTGCTGACAGTAGCAAAAGAGGTACCTGAATCTTCTGTCTCAATATAGAAAACTCAATAATTGCCGGCACAAACAATAATTCCACAGCAAAATAAAGGCGAAATACATTTAGCTCTTGCATAGAATGTTTTCTTTTCACTGCGAAAAAGAATACAACACCAATACCCCAACCGATAAGAAATATAGCAATGACGATAACTGCAAAAAATAAACTTCTGGCAACATCATCAACACCTGCACCTACAATCCACCATGGGAAGCCGTAGTAAAAAGAAGTACCCCATCCATAGAAATAAGCACTCCCCCATCCAAGGCATCCCATGTAGGCAATAAAAAGTGAAGAACTCCTGAGCAGCGCACCATCCTTCATAACCACCCCAATACAAGATGATAACATTGGCTTACAACTCATAACAAAAGCAATTCAATGCCGTCAAGAGGTTACAGGCTAAAAAAACTCTATTACATAGCAGCCAGCATGTTTACCGTACAAGTACAACTCAGGGCATAAAAAAAACCCACTCGGCAGCGGGTTTATACATTTTTTACAATATACCAAATTTGCATGAAGTATATGGCTTTTAATCCAGTTTTGCAATATTTTGCTGTAAAAATGCTGCCTTTTGTTTTGAACGTGTTCTCGTCACAAGCAATAAAGCATCACTATCAAGCTGTAGAAAAATGTGCTTCATTGCAACCCAGCGTTCAGTAAATGTCTCGGACCAGTTTTTTGTTGTCACTCCCACCAATGATGCCAGTGTCTGGTATTCATAGGCCTCACGCCCTGCAAGTTCGCTCTTCACATCCTGTGCAGCCAGCCAGATTAACGTCTTCAGGCGATCCAGTGTCTTACCTGCAATTTTTCTGTTACTTAACAAATCTTTAAACTCGCTCCATGCCCATTGCGTTATGGTGACCTGATGCCCCCATCGAACGCTTTCGCTGTAACACCAAAGCAACCATGCTTTCTGATGTTCATCGAGAGACAAAATCGCGCGGCGCCATGAAGAGGTTGAGAATTCAACCGGGCTGACCAAAGCAATGGATGAACCTTTTGCGTACGACTGCTTACCGGAAGTCGGCGTATTATCCAGCGTAATCATCTTGCCAGTTACCACATCCAGAATGCGCGGCTTCTTTCGTTTGTATGTACCAGTATCAAATTGTGCATGCTCCTGCCAGGCTTCGAGCTGGCCTTTCGTTGCTCCGTTCAAGTCAGCAGTAGCTGCCATAAGTTGCTCACGAACATACTGTAAATATTGGGTATTCATGCAGTAAATCCTTTCTATATTTTGGCATAATTCTTCAACATTCGGTAATCGTTCAAAACCGAATCGGGGAAACGACATAAGCACAGGAGCCCCCAGCGACAGCGAAGGAGTTCTGATATATAAGACTCAGACATCATTCATTCCCCGGTTCTCCAATATCTGTTTCACTCATCATCCATAACTACCTGTAATTGCCCCCCTTTTTTTGTAACAGTTCTTATATTGCTATATAGAATAGCCATTACTAATGCATTTAAATTTAATAAAATAAAAATCATAAAAAACATAAAACACCACGCAAACACACTTAATAAAAACACCGTTACATTAAAAGATAATAAAAACCGCAATAAAAAACGAATAAATCAATTGTCTCACGCAATTATAAAACATCATATTGATTACGCACCTTGTATTACAAACTCATGTATGTAAAATACGCGCACCATTCAAAAAAAAGGAAGACAATAACATATGAAAAAAAGTGTCATCGCTGGCGTCTTTATTGCTCTGTCATTTACCACGTGTTCAGCTATCGCGAACAGCCTTGCATTATCATTAGCAAATGATGATGCAGGGAAGTTTCAACCAATACTTAATGATATTTATGGCAATAAACATGAAAACAGAGATGATTACTCACAAGGCTTATTTCTGGGATATAGCCACGATATCTCAGACTCGAGCCAATTATCTCTCCATATTGCGCAAGATATTTACTCTCCATCAGGCAGTAATAAAAGACACAACACAGCTGTAACTGGAGACAGAGCTTTTAGTGCATACACTCACACTGGTATTGAATGGAACTCCCTTGCGAATGACTGGATTCGCTATCGATTAGGTACTGACATAGGTGTTGTTGGCCCCGACGCAGGCGGTCAGAAAGTACAAAATAAAGCTCATGAGATTATTGGGGCAGAAAAATATCATGCATGGGATGATCAAATAGAGAATCGCTACGGTTATACTGTAAAAGGGATGCTATCCATGACACCAAGTATGGATATTTTAGGTGCTAATGTTGGATTATACCCTGAAGTTTCTGCTGTTACTGGAAACTTATTTCAATATGTAGCATATGGCGCAACCATTGCCATTGGTAATGATAAAACCTTCAATTCGGATAATGGCTTTGGTCTGCTGGCTCCCCGTGGTTTAATGCATATGTCCGATACAAGCGGATTCAAATACAAGATTTTTGCAGGTATGGAAAGACGAGATGTCAATCGCAACTATACTCTCGAAGGAAAAACAATACAGACGAAACAAACAACAGTATCGCTAAACAAAACTGTTGATGAATATCAAGTTGGCGCAACAATTGGGTATGCACCTGTAGCCTTCACACTAGCATTTAATAAAGTAACATCAGAATTCAAGACAGGGGATGACTATTCATTTATAAATGGAGCAATCACCTTCTTTTTTTAACTGAATTGAATTCAATCAAAATAACATAAGTCCAACAAAAACATAAAGTGCGAAATGAATGCCAGCTCCATTTATTTCGCACTATAAAAGATTAAAAGTTGCAATAAAATAATAAAATGACTCAGTTACGAAAACCAATAAACTATGGCCAGTAGTGAGTCGCTCATCATCGGGCTTTTTGGCGAATGAAATTTAGCTACGCTTTCGAGTCTCATGCGCCTTCTCCCTGTACCTGAATCAATGTGAGGTTTCCGCAGAACACTGCGCCAGTATCGATATACATCTGGTTGGCAAATTTGAGTGGTTTCACTGCTGGCGTATGACCAAAGATGAACGTGTCCGCGCCTTTGATTTCTTTCACGATCCCGTCTTGTGAGTTGCTGATTCGTTCGCGGTTCCAGATTACCTGCTGATGATCAACTGGCTTTCCAAACTCGTATTTATCACAAGGATAATCGGCGTGGCAAATGACATATTTTTTATCTTTGCTCACCAGTTCGATGATTAACGGAAGTTCTTCTGCTTTATGGGCAAGAACTTTAGCCAGAGTCTCTTTGTCGTAATCGAGATTAAAGAACCAGCCACCGCCATTAAGCAGCCAGTGATTAACGTTTCCACGCTCTGATAAGCCATCAATCATCATTTGCTCATGGTTTCCACGCACAGCTCTGAACCAGGGGAATGTGATTAATTCCAGACATTCGACGTTCTCTGTACCGCGATCAACCAAATCGCCAACCGAGATGAGCAGGTCTTTTTTGGTGTCGAATCCAATCGTATCCAGTTTGTTCATCAGGTTCGTGTAGCATCCGTGCAGGTCGCCAGCTACCCAAATATTTCGGTATTTGCTGCCATCAATTCTTTCGTAGATATTCATGCAGCCTCACTTCTGCTGTTTCGCAGGTCTTTGAGTTTCTGTTGGTACTCTGCCTTGATCGCCTTGCACTCTTCGACAGTCCAGCGATGGCGGTTATGGTTTGATTCGATTTCGTCTACTGCTTCCTGCCCGATGCGGCTAATCAGTTCGACGCGATACGGAACGAGATTTCCGCTTTTGTGCTGGTTGCACACCACGCATTGCTTGTGAATATTGCGTTCATCAAATCGGAGTTGAGGTGCCGCAGCAGTTGTCCGGTAATGTCCGGCATCCCACTGAGCAGACGTGAGCGTTCCGCACGAGATACATGGTAAGTCGCGGTCTCTTTCTCTGATGAAGGCGTTTACGGCTTGTTGGGCTTGTTTAATCCAGTAACTGCGGGGCTTTAAGGCGAGTTTTCGAATCTTAAGTTTATCTTTCTGTTTCTGCTCCTCTCGTCGTCGTTTCTTCTCTGCTGCTTTTTCCGCTTTTTCGCGTTCTTTACTTCGTCGTTCGAGTGCTATCTTGGTTCCACACTCTGGAGAGCACCACCACTGATTAGCGAATGCAGGGTGAAACCATTCCCGACATTCATCGTTTTTACATCGTCTTCGCGCTGGTTTAGCCATCATCTTCTTCCTCGTGCATCGAGCTATTCGAATCGCTCATCAGCTCTGCACAGCAGTGCTCACACACGTGAACTTCCAGCACATGCAGCTTCTGACCGCAATTAGCGCACGTTAAAGCCCGCTCGACGCTTTCTTGTTCGTAACTTCGATTTGGGTCAATCACCTTGTATTCCTCGCACGATGTCTTAGCCACCGGATATCCCACAGGTGAGCCGTGTAGTTGAAGGTTTTTACGTCAGATTCTTTTGGGATTGGCTTGCGTTTATTTCTGGAGCGTTTCGTTGGAAGGTATTTGCAGTTTTCGCAGATGATGTCGGTGAAACTTCGTCGTTGTCGCCTCATGCCGCCCTCCTGACGCCCTGCCCGATCGCCATCAATGCCGCTTTGGATACGATAGTAAACATCCGTCGAGGACTAATGAACGGTCGCCAAATCAGCAGCATGGAGCCTTTGCTGTTTCCCTTCTTCTCCAGCCCTGTCGATGGTTCGATAAAATTAATCCGTCCATCAGTGATAATACGAACTTCGTCAACACTCTCCAGAGCCTTGCTGAACCATCCGACAGACATATCCTCTGGCACAAGCATCACTACCGTCTGTCGCTGTTGTATGCACTGCTCAGCGGCTTTTTCCACCCACGGCCTGATATTGCTGTACGGTGGGTTATTCCAGATTGCACCGTGGCTTATCCACTCAGAATTTAGCGCGTCGTCAGCCTCAGTTAGCCAGTGAGCGCACAGAGCGTTTTTGTCGCTCGCTGCCGAATCCAGCCAGAATCCAAACTCAATATCCAGTGCATCAAAAAGCCAAAGCGGCGTTTGCCAGCAGTCCTTGTCGTGTGCTGGCGTATTTGATTTGATAGTCATGCAGCCCGATCTCCCCATCGCGCTTTCCATTCGAGAGCCAGTCGCGCTTCGTCTGACCACTTAACGCCACGCTCTGTACCGAATGCCTGTATAAGCTCTAATAGCTCCGCAAATTCGCTTACACGCATCCTGCTGGTTGGCTGGCCTATTACCACAAAGCCATTCCCGGCAAGGTTAGGAACAACATCCTGCTGCTTTAATGCTGCGGTAAACACACACTTCCAGCTTTCTGCATCCAGCCAGCGACCATGCCATTCAACCTGACGAGAGACGTCACCTAAGCAGGCCCATAGCTTCCTGTTTTGGTCTAAGCTGCGGTTGCGTTCCTGAATGGTTACTACGATTGGTTTGGTTGGGTCTGGAAGGATTTGCTGTACTGCGTGAATAGCGTTTTGCTGATGTGCTGGAGATCGAATTTCAAAGGTTAGTTTTTTCATGACTTCCCTCTCCCCCAAATAAAAAGGCCTGCGATTACCAGCAGGCCTGTTATTAGCTCAGTGATGTAGATGGTCATCTTTTAACTCCATATACCGCCAATACCCGTTTCATCGCGGCACTCTGGCGACACTCCTTAAAAATCAGGTTCGTGCTCATCTTTCCTTCCCGTTCTTCCCTAGTAGCGAACCGGTAATACACCGTTCGCCAGACCTTACCTTCGATAACCAGAAGACCTGCCCGTGCCATTTTAGCCGCGGCCTGATTTATGCTGGTTACTGTTGCGCCTGTTAACGCGGCAACGTCCGGCGCACAGAAGCTATTATGCGTCCCCAGGTAATGAATAATTGCCTCTTTGCCCGTCATACACTTGCTCCTTTCAGCCCAAACTTAGCTTTGATTTCTGCGATCTTCGCCAGAGCCTGTGCACGATTTAGAGGTCTACCGCCCATGACAGGAAGTTGTTTTACTGGTTCAGGTATAGCCTCACCACGGTTAATTCGTGCGGTCATACAGGACAGTTCATCGGCAGCCTTGCGCCGTAATTCCGCATCAGTAAGCGCATTGGCCCGCATGTTCTGATACAGGTTGGTAACCAGCCAGTAGTGCGCGTTTGATTTCCACGGATAAGACTCCGCATCCGGATACAGGCCTCGCTTCCGGCAATACTCGTAAACCATATCAACCAGCTCGCTGACGTTTGGCAGTCCGGCGATAACGGATG